GTCCGATCTGGATGAGGATCGAATACCATGACCCCATCAACACCGACCGTCGCATGCAGTGTGCCCGGCCTTCTTGGGCTGTCGCCAAACACCTCGCAATAACACCCCTCGATGCCAGACGCCTCGCATTGCTCTTGAAAGCTCTGGCATTGCACATACGCCAACCCAAATTGACGCAACCATGCGTTCAGGTCTTTAACCCACGATACTTCGTCACAAAACACTGGAACGTCAGCGATGTCGACGTGCAGCAATGACGCCAAAACAGCGGACAAGCAATTCCCGTTAATCCCGTTTTCAGGGTCATGAAGGATGGTTTGCGTTGTTGGAATCACACCACTACCCCCAAGTCAGCCAGGCGCTTCTGCATCGCACAAGCCTTGCAGCAATCCGGAAGTGCCCTGTCGTGCGCGAGCTTCGCCGTGCGTGCAGTCGGGTTTGTCGCATGGGTGGTGGCCGCACATCACAAGATGTCCATTTGCATTTGCACCAAACCCCGCTCCCAGAAAGTCAAGGATTGGTGCGCCTCTATCCGGTCACGCAGCACTGTAGCCCGAACGCTTTTGCTTGCTGGCGAATAGCTGCCTCGCCATCTCGTGTCAATTCCAACATTTCTCGCAATGTTTGTAGAATCTGCGCTGGCTAGCGGAAGCTTTGAAAAAACGTCAGCGTTTAGCATCCGCAGACCATGCAGTTTTGCCAGTGGGTTTCCGTTTTTGTCACACACTGCATTCATGGCTTCTGTCATACGGCCCCACCATTTTGAATCTCCAACCGTAGCGAACTGCCCGCTGCTGCCAATGCATACTCTCGGCCATTCCATAGCAAGCCGCAGCAGCCTGTCGATTTGTTCGTGCATGTGCCATACAGGCGCTCCGACCATCCCGCCTTTTGTCGTTCCCCTCCAAGGCCATTCAGCCAAAAGCGCATCATTGGCTTTCTCATCGCCATCAATTACATCAGGAATAACTGCAAAATCGAACGATGGATAACGATGCAGTTCGGCTATCCATTGGTAATATCTACTCCAGTCTGTGATTGGCTTTCCACTTCTCCACGCAGAGAATGCGCCGTTATCAACAGCGAATGACTGGCAGACATCAAGAGCCAATCCAAGCTGATCTGGCCGGGAGAACGACACAAACGCATGACCACCGCTTATCGCTTTATTTGCTGCGCTGTCTGGTGTAATCGGTGTGCCGTGGTAATGAATCACACCACCACCCCCAACTCAGCCAGGCGCACCTGCATCGCACAAGCCTTGCAGCCATCCTGCAAAGCCCGATCGTGCGCGAGCATGCCGGCCATTTCCGAGGCGAACTCGGCCAGGTCGTCGATGCGCTGCGCAGATTCTATGATCGCCTCATTTGCTACACCGTCATCGCTGCCGATGTCTCGCGCCAGCGTGCGCATCACCCTGGATAGCGTTTTCGTGTCCGTTACTCGCATCACGCCGCCCTCTCGCTATTCGACCGCTGATACCAAGCCGGCCTCACGAAATTCTGTGCCGCGAAGCTCCAGACGTATTGAAGATTCAGAGCCTCGTCGCACACCCCGTCAGCGACATGCTGCTCTACGATCGCAGCGAAGCGCGGATCAACCTTCGACTCTCTGACGATCGCGTCCCATGCCTGTTGCGACTGCGGGCGCTTTGCCCACAACAGCGGATCGAGCCCGGAATTCTCGATAGGCGTCAGGCTCATTTGATTTGCTCCTCTCGACCGCGAAGCTTCGCCATCATTTCGGCCATCACCCGTTTTGCGTGCGCCTCGGTATGGGTCGCCCCCGGCGCCGGAAGCGCTGGCACCCGCTCCGGGATTGCAGTCCATTCGCCTTTTGCCATCTGCGCGCCGAATTCGCGGCGCCAGATCGGATCAAGCTCTTTCAGCGATTTTCCGAGAATGTCGAATGAGCCGACCTTGGCCGCAGCCCAAAAGATCGCCGGGTGGCTCCACGTATCCGAGCCGTCAGCCCGCCGACTCATCTGCTCGACGGCTTCCTGTAGCGATGCGCTGTAATCGAGCTGCGGACGGCACAGCGCGCGAAAATCGGCAACGCCTGGCGGGTACTTGTGGTCACGGCAAGCGGCAAGCCCTCGCGCAATCTCTGCTCCGCTAAGGTCGGCCAGGTCTTCAGCCCAGTCGGCTATCAGCTGGTCGGCCTTCACGCCGCCGAACTTCTGCGCCCATTGGTCGCCGTATCGGCTGGCCATCTTTGAGAAAATCCGACGCACCCATGACTCAGGTAATGCGGACGCTCTCGCCGGTGATGTCGCGCTCTGAATTTGTGTCACGTTTCTCGCCATTTTCCCCAAACTCCTGCCAGTAGTTATCAATCCTTGCCTGCCTTCCCGTCTGCGCTGGCAGTGGCCCTGCCCTGGCGCCGTTCTGGCTGTTCGTCAGCCACTCGGCCTTGAACCCGGCCCAGCCCCTTGCGCAGCACTCGGTAACGGCTACCTGCAGGGGCACCCCGGCTTTCCGCGCCTCGGATTCGATTTGCTTGAGCGCCGTTTCGGTCGCTGGCGCTTTCTTGCCCTTGCGGACGGCCACGTAATCGGCAGCGGCCTGGTGCTCTACCCCGCGATCAGCCAGAAATCCGATAGGGTCGAAAACGACAGCGGCGCTAGCCGCCCGCTTTTTTGGTTTTTCGGGTTCGATGGCGGGATCGGGATCGTCGTGTACTTCTCCTTTCCCTTCCTTTCCTTTCCCTTCCTTTCCTTTCCCTTCCTGGACATTGGCCGCTTCTTCGTTGCTTCTCGACCGCTTCTCGACTGCTTCTATGCTCTGTTCTTGCTGTTCTTCTCCGCTTGCTGGTGGTGGAATCACGCTTCTCGATTGCGCCTCAATGCCTGATAGGCGCTGGTGTTTTCTGAAATTCGTAACGACGATGTACTTTCCGCCCCCTGCCTCGTACCGTTGAACAAACCCGGCGTCGTGCAGGCTTTGCAACGATCCGTCGATGTCGCAATCGTCGAAAGGTAGAATCTGAGCCTTGATTCGTTTCGGGCGGTCTTCCATGCGCCCCTCGCAATCGGCAATCGTCCACAAACCAACGAATAGCATCCGGGCGACCATAGGAAGCTCCGCCAGATCGTCGTCAAGAAAAAATTCAGGCTTGATCGTGCGGATTCGCGCCACTACGCCACCCCCTCAGTTATCGCCAGCACCTCGACAGAAAGCGCCCCGCCGATCACCGGGCCGCCTATCTCAATAGAGATGCGCTCGATCTGCCTGTCGTTGTCGTACAGCACGCCCTGTAGCGCGTCGCATGCGACCTTGATGCAGTTGTCCAGGTCCAGGCGCGCCTTGCTCGCTTTGCCGGCCATCGTGCGCTTCGGGTGCAGTTTCGCGAGCAGCGCGACTCGGCCCTTGTGCTTTCCGGCGACGGCATCAGCGGCGATTTTCTGCACTGCTGCGCAGTACCGATCCGCCTCGGCAGTTCGGTACGTTCCGCGCGCCGTGTGCCGCAGGTAGCGGTTTGCGCTCGGCGGGTATGGGAGCGTGATTGTTGTCATGCGATCAGCGCCATCTGCTCGTCCGCTTTGGCTTTGTCTGGATCTGGAAATAGCGGATCTTGGCGTTGCGCGTCTTCGATGCGGCGACATGCGATGTCGAAGTATTTGCGCTCGCGCTCGATTCCGATGAATGACCGGCCAAGCTGGGCGCATGACACGCCGGTCGTGCCGCTTCCCATAAACGGGTCGAGCACGATTTGACCAGTGTTTGTCAGCTTGGCCACGTTCCATTTCATCAGATTCAACGGCTTTTGTGTCGGATGGTCTTCCTTCCCTGGTTGCCCGTGCCTGTATCCGTCGGCATCAAACCTGTTGAAGTCGTACTGACCACCATTCCACACGCGCCCCGGCAAATACCCGTAAACAGCCTGCTCTACTGACTGCACAAAGCCAGCACCGGGCGGCGATGGCGCTGGGCATTTTTTTAACCAGAAAAGAAGCCTGGTGCCGTAGCCAGCGTCTTCAAGCATGTCTGTTAGCGGCCCTATTTGCCGATGCCCACACCAGGCAATGACTGTCTTTGGCAACGACTCAATCGCAAGCCGGTAAGCATCAACCACAATCGCGGTCATTGCAGGCCAATCATTGTCACCTTCAAAAAAGTCAAGATTGCGAACCCCTTTCCCTGGAATCCCTACAATCTTTCGCCCTGCAACGCTTACCGAATAAGGAGGGTCTCCAATTACCGCGTCAAAGCGCGGCAGATCCGGCAGCACATCCCGGCAGTCGCCGTGGTACAACGTTGCGTTTCCGATGACGACCTTTTCGACGCTCATACCCGCCGCCCGGGCGGACGCATAACCTCGGCGAAAGTCTCGCCGTAGACTCTCCACCAATCGACCGTCGCGCACAGCATGCGCATGGTGCGAGCGATGGCTACTCGGCGCGGATGATTGCGCTCGCGGTCGGCGTGGAATTCGGCCTTCATGGCTGCGACCTTTGCCGGGTCGCTTGCGGAGAGAAGGCTGGCGGTCATGGTTTGGCCTCGTTTGCTGCTTTGTTGGCGGAAACCCATACTTCCATTGCGCTACTTGCAATATACGCGGAAGATGAGTGCCACGACGTTTCGCTCGCCATCACTGCCGCCACAATAGCCATGTACTCGGCCCGTTGTTGTTCGTTCATTTGATGTCCTTCAGGTCTTTGAAGTCGGCGACGAACGGCATGCAACCTTTGCGACGGACCATTGCGTACCCCTGAGCGATTGCCATTACCTCGACAGAAAAAACCTCAACGGTAGACTCTGGTCCGATCGCCCCTGGTTGGCGCGCGTGCCTCCTTTTGAGCGTGGCGACAATCTTCCTCATGGCTGATTCGCCCGGTAGATAGCGATCGTGCCGCTGATCGCCTCAAGTGCTGCCGTCAGTCGATTGTTCTCGGCGCGAAGATTTTCAACCTCGACGACCAGCGCCTCGCGCTCGGAATCCCGTCCAAAATACTGCGGCTGATCCACGCAGTACGGCACCGCCTGAATTGTCGGCTTCTGCGCCTCTAGTTTTTCCAGCGTGCAACTCATGATTTTTCTCCTCGTTTTGCTACGCACGCGGCGCAGGACCATCCTACACCACTCAAATGCTGCTTTCTTCCGGCCGTCGAAAAC